CGAACTCAATCAAGTGAGCGTGTGAACCTTTTCCACTAACAGGTCCGACATCAGCCCCAAAACCATCTTTTTCATACTTGGCTTTTATCGAACTTTTGAGATTCCCCGAATCGACTGGAGCGCGGGATTGTATGGCTTTTCTGAGTGCATTGGCATTTGATCTAACCGCTTTACGGAGATTGACGCGACCCTCTTGGTCGAAGCGACTGAATTTGTTGAGTATATCATCAATGCCTTCAACATCGATTTTAATTCTAGCCTTCGTCATTAGACCTCAACTCCCGAGCAAACAAGTTCAATGATCTCACCATTTTTAGAGTAAGTTCTCATGATACGCCGTTTCTTGCCGTTCTCAACAAGCCATTCCTCGTCTGCATAGTCGATCAACCTGATCTCAAACATCATTTCGGGTTTCAATCCTGCTGCATGCGCTTGGTAAAACTCTGACTGTCTGATTGATCTCCGATTGGCGAACACTTCTCGCCGTGTCTCTGTCTCGATGATCCCACCGCCACCGTCATCTGCTTCAGTGATTCCGACAAGCTGAATAACGTCCCTCCACATCATGACGATGCACCATATTCCATTGAAAGCGACAAATGCATTTTGAGCATGTTGTAGCTTTGTTGCAATTTCTCTGCATCGGGATTATCCCAACCAAAGTGAGCCTTGACGTATGTTGTTATGGCTCTTTTAATGAGTGAGTCAGCTTCATCGTCAACCTTAACACCAGTGATCTGCAGATCCGCCTTAGCAGCATTTATTAAGTCTGTAATCTCACCATCAAACGCTGTTGTCGCTCGGCTAATGCGTAAAGCCGTTTTAATGTCGTTTAGCATCGCTCCACCCCCAAGAGGAAAAGGGCGCCATGATGACGCCCTAGTTCATTGTTACGTTGTAGCTTTGGTGAGTTTAACGAATGCTTCGTTCAGTGCTGGCTTGCCATCGGCAACTGCCAAACCACGGTATACAACTTTACCACTCATGAAGCCAGCTGCAGCGCTAGACTCAATTGCAGGTGCTTGTGAGAAGTTGAAGTAGTAGTAGCCAAGATCACCAAGCAAGATTGTATCGTCTGGAGCCATGTCATCGAGAACGATCGGATAACCCAGAATCGTCATTGCTGTACGATCTTGCGGATTGTATGCAAAGATCGGTGTGCCGTCAGTCGATTTAATCTTACGGATCTGACCGAACAATGTTTTACGGTTCATTACGAAGTGCGCACGATCATGGTACATCGTTGGCAGCAACGCCAGCATATCAACCAAGTTGTCATAGCTTACTGATGCATTGTTAGCGAAAGTTGCGCTGTTTGTTGCATCCCATGTTACGCCAGTAAGAATACCAGTCGGCTGATTAGTACCTGTACCGTTCAAGATCGCATTTTCGATAGCGATAGCCATCTGACGACCAATCTCGGCAGCGATGTAAGACTCAAAAGCATCAATTGCCATTGCTTGGGCAGCAGCTGAGATCTCAACCAGTTTAATCAATTCGAATCCTGTCAGGTTTACCGCTACAAGAGTATCATCTGCAGCAGTTCCGTTTGATCCTTCTGCCTTCCAAGACGAAGCATTTTTAGCGTTAGCCACAGCCAAACGCAGGTTGCCTGGAACATACGAAACGTTAATCAGTGGGAACAAAGCGCTTGTTTGACGCAGTTTGTCGATGATCATGTTAAGCGTTGTTGTAGGAACAGCAGCGCCAGCAGATGCGGCAGCAGTAGTCAAGGCACGCTTTTCAGTCTCATTAAGTTCGCGATCTTGCAGACGCTTCAAGTAAGCGGAGCGATACTCAGGAGAAGCAAGCAGCTCTTCCTTGTTCATCTCTTCAAAGTTGCGTTTTTCTGCGGCTGGCTTAACCAACACGTTTGCAGGAATCGCGCCTGTTGTGATAGATGCTGCTGTCTTCGTGCGCTCTTCAATTTGTGCCTTTTCGTCTTGAAGCTTGCGCAATTCTGCCTGTACATCTTGCAAGTTAACCTCTTGTTCACCTTCAAGTAATGCTCTCAATTCTGCCTTGCGTGCTTCGATTTCCATAATGCGTTTATTCATTTCTCATCTCTCCTTAAAAGTAAGTTTGAATTATTAACTTCTTCCGCAATTCAGCACTCTCCAGCGCCTTTTGTTCCTTCTCCCTCTCCAGTTCGAAGAAACTCCTTGCAGAAATTGAAGTAGTATCGTAAGCTGGGATATCCACAGCGGACACGTCATACAGTTTTTTTAGCTTTCGGATGGTGCGCGTGTGACTCTCGCGGTCATAGGAGTCTTCCTGAGTCTTAAAGGAAAAACTCATTCGGTCGATGTACCCACCGCGAATCTCTTCATACAGCTTGCGACCTTCCTCTGTACCGCCTAAATGAGCGGTAACAAAAAGACCCTTGTCATCCACTCGGAGATCAAGGGTCTTATTTCGTGTTCTTGCCATGACTTTACCACCATGATTGTAGTTGAATATGACATCTGATAGGTCTGCGCCTGTTAATGCGCTTCGCGCGATCTTTTCCTTGTATTGCACACCATCGTATTCGTAAAGCACTGTGGGTTCATCAAAGGTTAGCGCGTACCCTTCAACAATCATGTCATCGTCAGCTGTTCTGATTTCAAAGTCAAATTTGCGATAATCACGATCCTTCATCTTCGCTTGGATCTTGTCCATTCTCATCACCGCCTTTCCCAACCTGATATTGATCTGCTAGATCGGCGCTAACAAAATTGAGACTAACTATACGCTTCTCTCCATCCTCAATAGGAGCAAGGTTGAATACCTCGCGCGCTTCGTTCATTGACATCAATCCGCGATCCATTAGCGTTTCGATCACACTGATCTTTGTTTGGTTGCTAGCGTATTGAAGTCTGTTGGCTTCGAAAATGATTTCGTTTCCGTGATTTCTTTCTGTTTCAGTGAACAGTTTTTGCGTAAATTCGAGTGACATCTGCAGTGCTAAAGGTTCTAATATCGACTCGTAAAAACTGTTCCAGTCATCTTCGCTGTACTTGCTCATGACGATCTGCTCATTTACCCCAAAGTATTTGTATACCTTGTTCTCGATGAGAGACATTTGCTTTTCATCAACCATCTTCGGTTCATTCTTTAGTTCCTGGTATTCAGCTTTGGAATCTAAAGCAGCTATACCGCCATTGTTCGAAACGCTCATGTAGTCACGAACAAATATTTCTTTGTTCTTCCTGATGTCCTCGTCTTTCAGCATGGTTGTATATTTCAATAAACCTCGAAGATTAGCAGACGTTTTGATTGCGTTCTGTATGCCCTCATTTGTCGTATGGATCAATTCAAGAGTAGGGTTAAGAGCCGCGTCTGATGTCTCACCGTACATGTCATTTTTATAAAAGAACCGTCTTAGGTGAATGACATCGTTATAGGGAACCACAGCTTGCTGACCAGACATGAAGTTAAAGCGCACATATATTTCGCCGTTGTTCTCCAATAATTCGGTGGACGCTGAGTTAACTGGGTACAACTCTCTCAAGGTCCCATTCTCGTTCCAAGCTACGAATATGAAACTATTGTTTTTGAGATATAACTGAGTTATGACCTTGTAAAGAAAGCTGTATGTGTCCATGTATGGGTTAGGTCTGATCTGCAGCAATCTCTCCAACCTAGAATTAGAAGGCTCTAGCTTCCCATCTCTGCGCCGTATATGTCTTGGCTTTAACTTAGCTGCGTTACGCGCAATGGCATCAATAGCAGCCCTCACAACGTCCGAGTCATACGCTTCATTGCCAAACGTTGTAAACGTTGGAGCAAATCCGTTTAACATTTGGAGTTGTGTCGTTTCTCCGCTTGGTCTTAGCGGTTGTCTACCGAATATCTTGTAAAATAAAGATCGCTTTTGCAGTTTCCTCACCTCCTTAAATAAGAGCCTTATAGTCACTCAACTTTTGGAACATGACTGTATAGGCAATCAACAAAGAGACAGCGCCGTCTATACGCTGCCTTTGGTTTTGCCCCTTGATCGGGCGAATATTATCATTCTCATCTCGCTTGACGCTTGTGTTAGTCAAACACCACTTAAGAATAGGATTGTTGTTATAGTTGATTCGTTTGGCGGCGAGATCTGCACCCATCTCTTTCATTGGTTGGGATAGTGTTTGTGCCCCTTGACGAACCTTCTCGAGCGTGTAGCCGTGATCCTTCATTTCCTCAACCCAATAGTCTGAGTTCCAAGGGTCATAGCCAATCCAAACTGGAATGATCTCATATTGCTCGTACATCTTTTGAAACCATACCGTTACATCTGAGTATCGAACCTTATTCCCTTCACACAGCGTCAACAAGCCACGTTCTGCCCATTTGTCGTAAGGGATCTTATCTTCATTCACCCTACGCTCTATAAGTTCTTCTGGGAGGAAATACTGCTGTAGTGCATACGTCTTGCCATCAGGCTTCTGCATAAGCAATGTTGCGCAGCTTAAGTCTGTCGTGCTTGATAAGTCAACACCGCCAACCGCATAGCTACCGCGTAAGTATTCAATGTCAAATGGCTCTGTGTTATTGATTTCTTCAAACGTCAGCCACGATTCGTTACTGCTTCCACGAATGTTGAAGTCCTTAACTAAAAGGTTTGTGACGAGCATCGGATTGGCTTTGGCTTTATTGACTTTGGTCTGCAGCTGATCTTCTTTTTTGATTGTGCCAAGACCAGGATTAGCTTTCTTCCACTTGGTCGGATCTGTCCATTCGTTTCGGTCATCAAGTTCATACACGATTGGCAAGAACCGATCATCTTTGTACCCGTCAACATCCCAATAACCGTTTAACACTCGTTCGGCTTCATCGTACTTCATGTCATATACGGCTTCACGCACCGTTCCAGCAGTTGTTATCATGACGATCAACGGCTGCTCTCGTGCGCTCGTACCGTCAACGATAACGTCATACAGATTCTTGTCTTTCCAAGCGTGTATTTCATCAAGCATAGCGCCATGTACGTTAAGACCATCCAATGTGTCGCTATCTGATCCGAGCGGTTTAAAGCTGCTGTCGTTCCAGTCACAGACCAATTCAGATACAAGCGGTTTGATACGTTTCAACAAAGCTGGCGACTTCTTAACCATCCGCTTTGATTCAATCCATACCAACTTAGCTTGATCTTTCTTTGTCGCTACTGCGTACACTTCTGCACCCGCTTCACCGTCAGCAACTTGAAGGTATAAGCCAATGCCTGATGCAATTGTTGACTTGCCGTTTTTACGAGCGACAACTAGGAACACTTCACGATACTTACGAGTACCATCAATCTTATGAACAAAGCCGAATGTTGCTGCTAAGAAAGCATGCTGCCACAGTTCCAACTCGATCGGTTTTCCGCCCCATTTACCTTTGGAGTGTTTGCAATAGTTCTCAATGAACTCTATTGCATGATTGGCTCGGCGCGGATCGTATTCATATATACCGCTTGTGTCGTGAACATCCTCGGCTAGCTTCTTATAAACCCTTCGAACCTTGTCGCTGACTAACTCAGTTCCTGCATCGATCTTGTTCCAGTAGTCGATGATAGGGTTATATGTGAGTGGGTACTGTTTTCTCAACGATCCATCACGAACGATTCGAATCCATCGTCCTGTTCCTTTTGAACCTCTTCTTTAGGAAGTAGGTCCGTGAGCTGTTTCATGATCGTCATGTGGTTTTTAATCATGGTGTTATATATTTCAACCTCTGGGGACTTCTTCGTTCCCCATTGGTTTTCACCGTTTTGATACTCGCTCACTACTCCATTGAGGTTAATCGAATCCTGCAGATCCTCGAGTGTAATAATCATGAAGGCTGCATTCTTGATTAGTGAAGTAACAACCTTTTTATGACCCTTGTCCAGCTTAGAAAATTGTTTTGTGAGTTCGGCTCTTTTTTGTTCAATTCGTTCTTCTTTCTCTGTTTTTAGATCGTTTTTCACTATTTATGCACCTTCTTTCTTACTACACCCCCTCATAGGAGTGACTTGTGTGTTATTTGAATG